CCTGAAAATGCGCAAGAGGGAGCGTTTTATGAGCGGCCTGTTCATAGAATGGGCGAGCCTTGGAATAGGCTTGCTTCGTGAGCGTCTTCTCCAGCGTATCAATAGACTGCGGCTTCCCCATTGCTGAATTGAGCGTGCCCTGCATCCTGCCATAAGCGCCAGCATGGCGGCGCATAATAAAGTCCGCAAGTTTGTTCCGCGCTGGAACGCCAGATTGATAAATGCCCTTGCCAATTCGCGCCGCTGAATAGTCAGCGTCCATGAGCGTGCCGAGCTTGCTGCCAAGGCGTGCGCGTTGCTGAATCTCGGACAGTGGGCTGGAATTGCTCATTTCATCAAGAACCGTCTTGACGGCCTTTTTCCCGACGCCCTGGCCGGGGAAAGACGGGTGCGGAAACGTGACGCGCTTTGCAAAGGCTTCTATGCCTTTGCGCGCTGCCGCGCCAACCAACGGCATGGCACCGCCAATGGCCGCGCCCATAAGGCCGCCTTCCAACGCCTTTTCGGTGCGCTGTCCAGGTTCTGCCTTGCCCGCCGAATAAAGCGCGGCATCCGCGCCGCCCAATGCAGCTTCCGTGCCCATGACCGCAGGCAAAGCAGCACCTGCCGGGGCCAGCGCGGTGCTTGCCGCTCCAGCAGCAATCGCCGCCGGAACGGAACCAATCACTTCACCGCCGGTATAGGCCCAAGGGTGAGCGCGCTCATAGGCTTGCATCGTGTCCGCCGTATCTTTGCGCGTCATTTCATAATCTCGCGCCATTTCCTCTTTGGCCATTTGCCAAAGGTGCTGTATGCGGGCGGTATCGCCAGCGGCCTGGGCTTTTTTGAGTTCCTCACGCAAGGGACTGGACAAGTAGCGCATGGCGCTAGCGGTCATGCCTCCCAGGCCGGTGATTTCGTCGCCAAAACCAAAACTGAGCCGGTCAGTCGCGCCTAGCCCCACCGCCGTGGCCATTCCCATAGGCCCGGCACGGAACCGCGCGTTTTCCATCGCTTGTTTGCGCGCCCTGGCGCGGGCAAGGATTTCATTCAGATTGGCCATGCCCACCTCCCAGCACCGCAGTTTTCAACGTCTTTTTCGTCTTGTGCTTGGCCAAATGCTCCAAATATCTGGCCAATGCGTGGGCAAGTTTTTCCGGCATCTTGTGGGCGAACTTGTGCTCCACCCCGTGCTCCGCCGCCTTGAAAAATGGCCCTGCAACAGCATTGAACGCTATGGAACCAGGGATCGATTCCGCAACGCTTGCAGCGCGGGACGGAATGCTGCCTTCACCCTGCCCCATGCCATAGGCTGTTCCTATTGCAGTTCCGCCAACCACGCTCTTGCCAAGCGCCCCGGCATATCGGCCAATTGCCGGGGCTGCTCTGGGCGCGACACGCATGGCATTCAGTTGCGCTGTATCGGCAAATGCTTCAATGGGCTTGGCCGCTTTCGCTACTGCCAAAGTGCTAGGGAACATTCCAAATGCCCACGGAACTGTTCCGCCTGCAATTTCAGCCGCCAGATACGCATTCGGCATTTCATGTTCCCAATTATGGACTTGTTTGCGAGCATGTTCAACTGCTGCATCACCAGCGGCGTGCATGGCTTCACGCAACCCCATGCGCTGTTCCAGCGCCCTTTGATTGTCACCAGCAGCATATTTCTGATTCAACTGGCGAAGCCATTCGGGATTTGTGGCCGCTTTCCAGAAAACATTGCTAGCCGCCGGGCCAGCGGCGGCTTCGTCTGACAGACCAAAGGTCAGCCCTTGGCCAAAGGCCGTTGCGGCCCCGCCCCGGAAAAGAAAGTCCCTGAGCTGATCGGCCAGCGTATTGTTCTTTTTCACATCCATCACTGATCCCCGTGCAATGTTCGCAGGACTTCACGGCGCTCGTCTGGCGTCATGTAGTCCCAAAGCTGTTTTACATCCGGAGGCAAATCGTTCTTATTTACCTGAGCCGGGGCCGGAGCATGGCCAAGGTTAATGCCCGGAGCTGGAGCCTGTGCTGGAGCCGGAACTCCCCCTGGCTGAATAATTTGCTTCAGCATCCCAGTCACATGCCCCCTGGCCTGCTGCAAAATCTGCTGATTTTTGGCCTGCATCTCCTGCATGGTCATTTTGCCCTGCTCAAAGGCTCGCAGATTTTGGGCCAAGGCCAGTTTTGTCTGATAGTCCGTATTCAGGACATCAAACAGGATTTTGTTTGCTTGGGGCGTATTGGCCAGCCTCGGAAGCTGGGCTTCCAGCATCTTGTATTCGCCTTCGCTTAGCGCCCCCATTCCAGCAGTGCGCAAACGCGGCAACAGCCAATTTGCCACGGACTGGAAGGTCACAGCCTTTGGATTGAGTCCAGCTTTGGCCGCCAATTCGGCAAGACGGCCAGAAACCGGCCCTTGTTGCAAGCCGGAATTGAGCAACTGGCCCATGATCTGCATTCGCAGATCAATGGACGGGGCTTCGTTGGCCCAGTTCAACAGCTCCTTGTAACTGGCCGCGTCTCCTTCAATCAGCTTTTTCCGGAACGCCGTATCAGCGCCTTCCGCCGTATTGACGTTCACGCTAGTCGCGCCCGCCTTCCGCCGCATGAGCTCAATGTCAAGCGGCGTAAGCGGCGGCTTGCCTTCCTTGGCCCGGCGCGCGTTTTCAATCGCCGCCATGCGTTCCAATTCGGTGGCGCGATCAGGGGCATGGAACAGCGGCTGACGCATGATCGGGTCATAGACCGTGCTACCCGGCGCAACCTGCATGGGATTCAGGCGGTGCTCATACATCATCTCATTGAGTTTGCGCTGGTGCTCGACAAGATTCTGATAGTAGGTCTGGAAGGAGTCCTTGTAAGCACTCCATTGCTGATCCTCGGACTTGAACCGAGCGTCCAGGGCTTTAAGGCGCATTGACACCGCGTCCTTGATTCGCTGGCGGCGCTCGGTGGACAAGAAGGGAGCACTGTCGATCTCTTTCAGCGTCCCAAGGAACTGCGAATAGAGCATCTCCCGCTGCTGCGGCGGCGTAATTTGTGGACGCGGCGGCGGGGACGGGAGCTGAGGCAAAGCCGGAGCGGCAGGCATTTCTTGCTGCGGGTGGATCTGCCCATTCGGGGCTTGACCGAGGCCACGATAGGCCGCATCTTGCATCTTGGCACCCCCAGGAGCAAGATGCTCCAAGGCCGCGCCAACCTGTGCTTGCGTCGGAGCATCACCCATGTTGAGGCGCGTGTTTTGATTCACGCCCAGGTTGTCTGCCAATTTTTTTGGATCAATACCAGCTTTCTGGGCCATCTCAATCACGCTTGCCGCTTTAGCGTAATGAGGCCCGAACTGCTTGCGCACCTTGTCCAGCACCGTTCCAGGAGCGCCGCCCTGGGCCGCGTCCCGCGCATTCAGGCGATTCGGTGAACCGGCATTGATCGTGGCATACAGGCGCTCGACGCCCATTCCCGGCTTGTAGCCCCTGTCCATCGCATAACGGACAAGGGCGGCGAACTGACCTTTCGAGTCAGCCGGATTCACCCCATAACGCTTGGCATTTTCAGGCAGGAACTGAAACAGGCCCACAGGACGACCATATTTTGTATGTGGGCCGCGAATGGCAGGATTCAGCGTTCCCGCGCTTTCGTAGCTGGCAATCGCCAGAACATCTTTTGGCGAAACACCCAGGGCCTTGCCAGCGTAGGATGCTCCTTCATAAAGCGCCTTCGCATTACTGGTGGAAAGCTTCGGGGTCGAAATGTGATATTTCGGCGGATTAAACAGACCAGATGTTTTCCCGCCGACAGCACTCAGCGCTGAATAGGACGTCCCGCTATTCAGCTTTCCCGTGATATTGCTAAATAGCGCTGCGCCTTTCTTGTCCATCGCAGCCAACTTGGAGCCTGCCATCCCCATGCGAATCATCGTGCCAATTTCAGCGCCAAGGCGGCTAGCGCCAGCCTGGGGATCGTTCGTGTAATTCCCAGCCAGGCGCGCCAGATACTGCTCAAGCGCGGCGCGCTCCTTGACCATCTGGTCATAGGTCTTGCCGGTATTGCCGCCAAATATGAAGCTCGGAACAGGCATCATCGCCTCCCTTTACGCTGCATGAGCGCGGCGTAATTCACAGCTCGCAGATTCTTGCGCGCCCCTGGCCGCTTGACCGGCAACTGAATAACAGCCCCCGGAGCTTTCTTCTCCACCGCGCTGGCCAATACGCCAAGGCGCTTCGGAGCATCCTTCGGCTCGCTCTTGTAGCGGAACGCCACAACCGGAACCCCACCAAGCTTCTTTCCGGTCGGCTGAATGGCTTTCTTTTCGCGCGGATCGGAAAGCGCCCCGAATAAACTGCCAGCGAAGCCAAGAACCGAACCCCACATATTTGCGCTGGCTGCCTGTTCCGCTTTCCATGCGTCCAGCCGCTCCCGGTAATTTTCTGCTGTGATCCCGGCATAGTCTGTCGTTGGGACACTGTCAATCTGGGGCGAAACGAACCGGGGCTGCTGCAGCGGCGCTCCGTGAATAAGAGACGTAATTTCCTGAATCGGCTCTTGCCGCTGGGTGAATGTCTCTTGCAATGCGGCGGAACGCTGAGCCTCCTGCGCTTGCATGGCTTTGATCTGGTCTGCGAAGGAAAGCTGACCGGTCTGATTTTCAAAGGCCGTGCCCTTGAGCGCATCGCCAAAGGCCTGATTGCGAACCATATTTTCCGCCTGAGTCTGGGCAATCTGCGTCTGGGCATCGGCGCGCGTCTCCTGACCAGCCTTCAAAATGGCCGCCAGCCGCGCGTCATTTTCCTTGCGAGAGAAGTCATCCATCGCCTGACGCCAGGCCTCTGTTCCGGGCTGTAGCCCCTGGGCAACGAGCTTGGAGCGCAGGCGCTCTTCATCCCGCTGCAAGACTGGATTCAGCCTGCCCATGATGGATTGCTCAATGTGCTGGCGGTGCGATTCCCAGTCAGGAGCCTGATCGCCCGCGAATAGATGCGCGTATTCCGGAGCAGCTGGCGCGCCTTGAAAGTCCGGGGACTGCCCGTCAAACCACTGGCGGCCAGGAACTCCAGAAGTATCCACTTGATGATTCTGGAGATAATTCCTCAGCCAGCTCGATTGATCCGCCGCAAGCCCAGACAGATTCTGGTATGAGGCTTCCGTATTGTTCCAGACCTGCTGCTGGCCAGGGGACAGCGCCTGATAGGCCTGAAGCATCGGAACGGAATACAGGTTGACCTTGTTCTCCGTGGCCAGCTCTCGAATCTTTTGGTTCCGCGTGTCCATCCAGTCCTGATATGCCTGCATCCCTTGCTGATAGGCTTGCGAGTCAGAGGCTTTTAGCGAGGGGTCAGGAAGGCGCGGCGGTTTGTTCTGGGCTTCCCATTCCGCAAAGGCCTGCTCAGCGGCAGAGCGACCAGGGCTTTTGTCCAGCGGATCAAACCACGTGTATTGTCCAGTCTCGGCAAACGTCAAATCGCCAAAAGGCGTTACCTGGCTCGGATTTTTGAGCCATGCGTTCGCAATCGCCGTGCTGACGTTTGTTGCGGTTTGCGCCTGCCCGGTTTTATTTGGATCGGGGGGCGGGGGCGGAGAACCACCTTTTTTGCTCATCTCTGCGCTCCAACTTAATCACCCTGTCCGCCGTGTCCGCCTTCTTGCGGGTGGGGAGCCGGTGCGCTTTCCAGCTTTATACCTGATTTTCAGTAGCAAGAAAAGCCTCACGCATTTCCTGCGACGCGAACTTCATCTTTGCCCATTTCGGCGCTGCCAGAATCCACAAGATTTCTGGCTGTCCGGCTCGAATATGAGGGATAACCACCTTTTCGAACCCGGCCCTGGGAGCGAGGCGATTGACCAGATTGTCTGGCCCCGTGGCCATCGCAACCGTATGACACCCCCATTGCAGAAATGGCGTTTCAACCATCGCCTGCATCAAGCGGCGCGTCCAGACAACCGGCATGAAAGTGGCCATTGACATTTCCACTGACCGCCAGCGCGGATGAAAATTGTGCCACATGACGCCGCCCACAACTTCATGACCGCGAAGGACGGCCATAACCTGTGATTGCCGTTCATCAATCGGCCCAGGCAAATCATCTTTCAGCATTTCATTGATGATCGCCCGCGCCGCATGAATGGCATTCGGATCGAAAGAAATATTCATAGGCTATTCCCCTGGCGATACCATACCGCGAGCGAATGAACCCGGAACTTTAAGGCTTCAGCTTGATCTGAACGCACCGACAGAAACGGCGAAAACGTTCGGCAAAGGCCGCCCAGGGAAACCCTATGCCTCTGAGATGTAACATCCGGCGAGGCCCAATATGCCTCATCCCAAAAAACAGCATCCCATTCAGGGGCGGTCACGATTTCTCCCACGCTGGAAAAGTCTCCAGCATCATAGCATTCCAAGTCGCGGCCAATGCCAAGCGTCGGGATGACCGTGGTATTTGCCTCGAACCGCGCATCAACAAATCGCATGATTTTCTTTGCGCGCAAATCCCCGCCGCCCTTGAATCCTGCGCAAACAGCCGCTTCAAATGGCTGACCAGCATCCTGCCCTGTCACGTTCAATTCGCTTATTTTGCTCCCGCCCAGGGAAAACGACCGCCCTTTCTTGACAACGCGGTCAATCAATGGCCAACCGGTGATTTTCGCCAATTGGCGCGTGACAGGATTCATGGCCAACGTGAATGTTCCATGCGCGGCGGATGCCGGTGAAATGAGCAAAAATCGCTGGTCAGGCGTCAAGCCAACGCTCCAGCGTGTTCCAATTTGCGGGATCGTGACAAGTGAATCCCATTCATCTGCAATAGGCTTGACGTAGTTGGCCGCCTGGGAAGCCATTTCTCCAGATTGGATAATGGCCGTGAGAGAGATAATTCCTTCGCGCGTCAAAAGCCAAACGTCCCCGGCAACGTGGTAAAAGGCAGTTTTATGGAGCAATGGCGCAGACTGATAAACGCCTGCCAAGCGCCATGCGTTCGCGTCAGCCGGATTCGTGCCCTCATAAACCGCGATTTCTCCATGATCGGTGAAGAAGACGCAACGGTCATCCAGCCCAGAACCCGTATCCATAGAAAATGTCGTTCCGCTCAAAAGCTGGCCACCCTTGCGGAAAATGCTCGTGATCGGGAACTGGTAATACGTCCCCGCTACGGCGTCAGGGTCGGAATACCATGCCGTCATGGTGCCAGCTTCAATAAACCACAGCCTTTGCTTGTGCGCCCAAACATGAGACAGCTTTGACGTATCAACACCGGTCACGGCAAAGGAACCCCCGGCGGAAACGTCATGCCACGCCGCCCCGTCATAGATATGCTGGGCATCGGCCCCGTTGACGCACACGAAAAACGGCCCGGCAGGCGTTTGCGTATTCACGAATGACCAGTCCCCAGATGAAAGGCCGGAAACCTCGATTGTCGCATTGGAATCATCGGCGGCGGAAAGAGCAATCTTCTCGATTGTGCTGGCCGTCGCGGCAAACAGGTCATCACTAAAGGCCACTGGCAAGAACAACACGGCATTGGCGGAAAGATTCCACCGCTCCGCATATCCAGCGCGCATTTCCAACCAGCTCTCGTGTGGAAAGAAATTGACGATTTGACGCGCGGCATTGTCAGGCATCTGTTCCCGAAATGCCTGAGTATTCCATGATAGCCCGCCCGGCCAGACAAGATGCTGCAAGGAGCCAGGCGGCATCTGCATAGGAGCGGCCATTACACCAGCCTCCCACCTGCTATGGCCTCTTGCGAAATGGCCTTTTCCAGATTGGCCGCGAACTCCTGCGCCTCGCTATCCGCTGGAATGCCCTGTGCGCGCAACCAACGGACACGAACCGAATCAAGGAACGGGGCTTCTGGAACCCAGGGAACGTCTGCACTGGATTCGATCTGATTGTTTGTGCCGTTCAGCCAGTTTTTCTTGATGTAATAGACTTTCATTCCAGCCTGCGCTGGCGCGCTCAACTGGATTTTCCCGCCGTCATATCGCCATGCCATTGAACCTTCGCTGGTCGCCAATTCCATCGCGGCGATTCGGCGATTCGGAACAAAAAAGCCGCCATTCACAATAGCAATGATTGGATTTGAGGCGCGCGCATCAGACGGGATAGCTGCCCAGTCCTTCCCGGCTGTGAAAAAGAAACTGCCAACCAGCAACCGCCAACTGGCGCGATTGACCAGATCAAGTCCGGCCTCATTCATCACCTGGCGAAGCTGATTCATTTCCGCATCATTCGCCATAATGTCATATGAAGTGCGGGAAATGCCCAATTGAGGCGCAAGGATTTCGACAATTTCCCCGATGTTCATCACATCACCCCAATCTTGCCTTGCCGATCCCACAGGTCATCCGCGCTCGTCTGGCGGACAAGGGCATCGAAGGCCGTTTGATATTCCATCGTTTTCTGGACATCCCCAGCGATAGCGTAATATTCGGCCATCATCCCTGTGAAATAGAGATTCGGCCCACGCTCCAGGGCGGCGTTCGTGTCATTCTGGACAACGGACGGAAGTTTCGCCCAATACCCGACTGTGATTGCATCCACAACCGGATAGACCTGAATCTGGAGCGCTCCGACATGATAGCCAGTCACATCACTCCTAATTTCCTGCGCCGTGCGCTGCTTCAAGAACCTCTTTGGCGGAACCAGAACGAAACGCGCGCTGATAAAGTCATCCGGCAATGTGCCTTTGCCTTCTGAATCCAGCGTCAAGTTTGTTTCCGCCCACATTTCGTGAATACGCAACAGGCCATTCAACTGAGCCTCGACAGCTTCGGCCAGAGTGGGGAACAGCTCTGCAATCCGGTCACTTCCAGATGAACGGATGAGCATGTCCATAAGCTCGGAACGCTTTGTCATACTGCCCCCTCTTTCGTTCGGAACGCCCTGTGATCCGGGTCATTCAGCCAGCGGCTTACCCACTTGTCATCGCCCTGATCCAACGATTTTTTCAAGCCATCCTGGCCATCGCCCATGCCCCAAAAGAGCGGCGCTGGAACAGATGCAATCTTGTGCCAATCACCGCGCCAGCTCTTGTCTGCGTTCGTGCGCTCAATCTGATTCTGACGGATCAAATTGTCCACAGGATATTCAATCCGCCAGTGATCCTTTTGACCGTCAAAGTAATGCCAGATAG